ACCGTCTGAGACACGACTTCCCCCGTCGCTCTCAAAGACCACCGCCTCCGCCGGAAACACGGAGAAGATGGGCGATATGAGCCACGATAGCTTGTTTCGATATGCCATGAGTAATGGCAAGGAGAGATGAGCGTATGAGCCATACCGGAACAAAATGTTTTGATATGGCTCGAGTCAGGAAAGGGTTGCAGCCATGGCTGTGACAGTCATTCAGGACAATAACAAACTCGTCCGGTATACAGAGGAAATCAACCGAGAGTTTGTTAGAGGTAATCAGTTCTCGCCCTACATGAGTGAGGGCCTGAACGCGGTTATTCGTATCCGCAGTGAGCTGAAGGCGGGCGGCGAGGATATGAACATCCCGATCGTCTCGCGTCTTCAGGGAGCTGGCGTGGCGACACAGACGCTGGTCGGAAACGAAGAGAAGATCGACAACTACGGTATGCGAGTCAGGATCGAATGGGCTCGTAACGCCGTGGTGACTACGAAGGCAGAGTCTCATAAGGACTCGGCCGACGTATTCGGAGTGGCAAAGCCGCTCTTGAGCGATTGGGGTAAGGAACTTCAGCGGGACGAGATCATTGCCGCGCTGATGGCCCTGCCGACCGAGACCCTTCCGCCGTCTTCGGGCGGCACGAGGGTCAATGGTATCCAGTTCGATCAAGCTTCGACGGCTCAGAAGGATGCGTGGCGCGCTGCCAATTCGGATCGTATCCTGTTTGGTAACGCAGTGTCCAACAACGCGACTGACTTCGCTACGTCTCTTGGTCAGTGCGACACGACCAATGACAAGTTCACTGCCACGAACCTGTCACTGATGAAGCGGCTCGCGATGAATGCTGATCCCCACATTCGTCCCTATCGGACTGATGATGGGTATGAGTACTACATCGCGTGCGCGGGAACTAATGCGTTCCGTGACCTGAAGATCTCTCTGGAGACCATCAATAAGGACGCAAGGCCCCGCGAACAGTCAGGGCCGTACGGCGCGACTAAGAACCCTATCTTCCAAGATGGCGATCAGATCTACGACGGAGTGATTGTCAGGTGTGTCCCTGAGATCAGCCGCTTCGTGGGCACGACTGCCAACCCTGGTCCTTGGGGTCCAGCAGGCACCGGCAACCTCCTGCTTGGGGGTCAGGGTGGCACTACGCGGGTCGAGCCAGTATTCCTGCTCGGCCAACAGGCTGCAGTCTTCGCGTGGGGCCAGATGGCCAAGCCCACGTTCCGTAAGGAAGACGACTACGGCTTCATCACTGGCGTCGGCATCGAGATGGCCTACGGCATCTCCAAGATGTTCAAGCGACATCCATACACCGCGACCACTCTTAAGCAGTGGGGAGTGGTGAATGGGTTCTTCGCTTGTTCGTCTGATTGAGGAGGACCCTACACATGGTAACGACACTCAACAACAGGGGAGCCGCCCGCGAAGCCGGATATGAGTTCGTGCAGTATATCGCTGCCCGAGCCGCGCCGACTGGTGGTGTCTCTGTCTACAGCATCAAGGTTGGTACACTCCCGGCCGGGGCTATCATCCTTGCTGCCTCTACCAACGTGGAGACGGCTATCACTGGCTCTACTCCAGTGTTTGGTATTGGTACGACACCTACGGGCTCTGAAATTGCTGCCACTATCGCACTGACAGCAGGCAGTCTCAACACAGTACCACTTGCGGCGTTGGTGATGCCGCTCGTGGCTGATACCGATGTCTATGCTAACATCACTGGGACTGCTACTGGTGATGCCTACATCATGATCCAGTTCGTCAAGCCGCTTGCGTAACTGACCTCGTCCAACTGGGAGGGGATAGTCCCCTCCCGCTTTTACGGAGAGTGAAATGGCCCAACATAAAGACGAAGACAACATGAAGTCACCTGACGTTCACGTGCCGCCCTCGCAACAGTCGGCCCAAGGGCCGGTGCCGAAGCCGGGTGAGCCAGTGGCTCCGCCACCGAACCCTATGGCACCTCCTCCGGGTCAGCCAATCCCGGTCCCAGAGGAAAATACAGCCCAGCCTAAAGAGGACGATAAGTCCAAAGCGAAAAAATAGCGCGGAAAGATATGGCTCCAGTTAGATAATGGGAGGGCTTTCGTGGGCACACAACCGAGTCTCCGCGCCCGCATCCTGCCCCGGTTCCCCGCTCAAGTCCTGGCGGGAACCGGGATAACCATCACTAAGAGTGGTGGCACCTACACTTTTGCAGCGCAGGCCTATGCCAATATCCCTATCAACGCGCTGGCTTCGATCCCAGAGGATCGACTACTCGGACGGGACACCCCTGGTGTTGGCTCCGTAGAGGTTATTGGGGTCGCCGGTGGTCTAGGGTTCACCGGCAGCGGGAGCCTTCAGCTAACGGTTAATCATAGGATCAGGGGTATTCCTGCTATCCTGCTTATTGGGGCGACTCCAAGCGCACAGGATACTGTCGTTCCATACTCTTGCACTATTACAAAAGTGACTGTTATCAGTGACGCAACCAGTGGAAATCCTAATATAGCTATTCAAAAGGGCACATTCGCCACATTTCCTGCTGGACTGGTAGATATCACAGGGGGAAATCCTCCAGTACTTTCCAATGGAAAGTACCAGAGTACAACCTTGACTGGGTGGAACCTTAACATTGCTGCGGGAGAGATCCTGCGTATGTCTTCCTCGACTGGTGGGCCGATTACCAGGCTGAACATTACCATAGAGGTTCTGCCGATATGAAAACCACAAAGACCCGCTTTGAGCTTATTCGTGAGGCTGCGGACAAGCTCAACATTGTTGGGACTGGTCAGGGGCTCGAAGCGGAGTACTCGAACAAGATTGACAGTAATGTAGATCCCTTGATAATGCAGCTCGCCTCTGATAATATCTGTGAGGTAGTCAATGATGGATATATCCCGGCTGAATGGTTCGACTCGCTCGCGGGACTATTAGCTAATGTCTGTGCCCCGGTAGCTGGGAAGAACTTTGATCCGCAGATCAAGGAGTACTACGAGAGTCGTCTGCGGCGGTTGACCTCGAGTGGTCCCACTTATGGGACCCAGGAAGCTGAGTACTTCTGATGCCGTCTATTGTATTTCCAACTACGTCAGCCCCGGCTACCAGGCCACAAGAGTCTGGTGGAAGGCTGATTAATGCCTACGTGGAGAAGACACCCTATGGAGCACCGTCGCAGATTATCGTGAGGCGTTCTCCTGGTCTCCAACGAATAGCGACGACTGCGATAAGTGGTCACACCAGGGGCTTTCTCGACGCGGAAGCAGCTGCAGTATGGGTGCTTAATAATAAACTCATGAGGTTTGATAGTGTCTTTACGGTAACAGATCTGGGTACATTGGTAGGGACTGAACCAGTTACCTTTGGACGGAATAATGCTGTTGTTAAACAGAATGTAGTTGTTACTGAGAACGGCTGTTTTAATGTTGACACCAGTACCGGGGCAACACCCTTTGTCTCGGTCAACCTACCCGCCGGGCCAACGAGTGTTTGTGACATCGATGGATACTTTGTCTGGTCATTTGGTGGAGGTCAGATCTATGCTTCCGATCTTAATTCTACTAATGTACAGGCGTTGTCGCTGAATACTGAGCAGGGCCTGTTCGTCAGGCGGGTGCTGCGGTATGCAGGGCGACTTTATGCCTTCGGAGATAAGTGGACGGGGGTCTATCGTGATGCAGGAACAAGTCCATTTCCGTTCGCGCGCGAGGTCACTATCCCTCGGGGTATCGTTGGGACTCATGCTGTCGCTGGTTGGGAGACTGGATGGGCCAACCAGTTGCTCTGGGCCGGAGATGACTTCATCGTTTATAAGTTGGATGGATACACGCCTACACCAGTCTCTACCGATGATGTTAGTAGGGCCATTCAATCAGCGGTACTCGCCGGGGGCCGTAACCTCATCGAGGCCTTTGTCTATATGTACGGTAAGAATGCCTTCTGGGTCTTGTCCTCTCACGATAATTGGACGTGGGAGTATAATCTAGTCACGGGCGAGTGGAACGAACGCAAGTCGTTTAACCAGTCTAACTGGAAGGGTATGAAGAGTATACGGATATTCGATCGATGGATCATTGGAGACGAGTTTACCGGAGATCTGTATCAGGTCAGTGGATCATACTTCCTCGAAGGAACTGATCCCCTTATTTGGCAGGTAGAAAGCGGGGTGATGTCAGGCTTTCCGCGCGGCGTCATGGTGCCTCGAAGCAGCTTCCTGTTGACGACTGCTGTAGGGACGACCTCCACTGTAACAGATCCCAGGGTGGAGATCTCTTGGTCCCTCGACGGGGGATACACCTATGGAGACCCTGTGATGCGTCGCCTTGGAGGTCCCGGGGAGTCGCTCTCGCACCCATATGTTCTGCAGTGCGGGCTGTCCAAGGGCCAGGGCGTTCGGTTCCGTCTGCGGGTCTCCGATCCGGTTCATGTGGGACTGTCGGGGGGTTCGATAGATGATCTTGAAGCGCGGGGGTACTCTGGATGAAGGCCCCACTCGATCCGTTTTCAAGAGTTACTGACGAACAGAGTCACTGGGACCCTGAATGGTATTCATGGCTTCAAGATCTATTCACGACCACGACGCAGCTTCAAGCGAATGTCGTGACGCTGCAAACAGCTCTTGCAACACAGCAGGCAATTAACACGGCACAACAAGCGAATAACACGGCACAACAAGCGGCTATTACCGCGCTACAAAATCCGCCCCCGGGCGTTTCTCCGGGACTGATATTCCTCTCGGTTCAAACGGCAAATAACTCTCCAACACTTGTATTTACAGGGATGAACAGCACCTACGCAGCCTATCAGTTCCATGCCACAGGACTGAGGCCTTCTGTTAACAATCAACCACTGTATATGCAGATGAGTCTGGATGGCGGCGCGACGTGGAAGAATACCTCCAATATATGGACCTGGCTCTATTCTTATATTGGCGGTGGTGCAACTCCACTAGCATACAGCTCGGCCTCAGAAGGCAATACTACATACTTCAGGATCGGTGGAGTTACAAACTCTACATGGGGTAATAGTTCTGAGACAACAGTCTATCCAAACAGTGGCCAAAATCTAAATATGGCTAGTTGGCGTTCGTCTGATTACTACGATGCTGGTAGTGGCACCTATCAAGTGATTGGCTCTGGCCATGAAGTCAGCGATGCTACTCCATGCAATGCTGTGAGGTTCTTCTTTGCCTCTGGCACGATAGTCGGTGGGCGCATAGCGATGTACGGCCTGAAAAAGGCATAGGAGGCTATAATGGGCCTGTTCGATATCTTTACTGGCGATCCCGTTAAGAAAGCTGCAGAGCAACAGCAGCAGTATCTTACGGGGATCTCCAACCAGATCCAGTCCGGCATCGGCGCCGCGCAGACCCGCGGCATAGATGCCCTCCAAAGCGGACAGGGCAGTGCCATCAACGCCCTTCAGGGTGGTCAAGCCACGGCGCGCGGAGATATCCAGAACTACTCGCCCCAGGCAATCGCGGCCCTCTACGGAGGGCAGACTGGCGGAACCAATGCCCTTTTGGCTGGACAGACTGGTGGTCTTGAGTCACTCCGAAGCGGTGTTCAGGGGGCAACAGATGCCTTCAGCGGACTCGCTGGACAAGGGCAAGGCTATGATGCACGGGCTCTCCAGGGCGGTGACATTGCGCAGGGGGCCTTTGGCCTTGGGCCTATGGCGGGACAGGTTCAGGCCGCGTTCCAGTCTAGTCCCGGCTATCAGTTTCAGCTGAACCAAGGGCTCGAGTCCGTTCTTCGCAATGCGAATGCCTCTGGCATGGCCGCAGGCGGAAACCAGCTCCGCGAAGCGCAGACCTACGGACAGGGCCTTGCCAATCAGGACTACGGTGCGTGGCGAGCGGGCGTCTCTGGTCTTGGTCAGGCCCAACAGGGTGCCTACGCCCCACTTGGCGCGAACGCGGCCTCGACTGCGGCCTCGGGCACAGCTAACGCCGCCCTTACGGGAGGCACTGGCGCGGCCAACATTTACACTGGTACCGGCGGCAAGCTGTCCGATCTGTTGTCGGGCACAGGTACTAACGTGGCCAATACCCTGCTCGGAACCGGGACCAGCCTGGCCAATCTGGCTCAGCGCGGCGGCGAGGATCAGAGTGGGGTGTATACTGGGACAGGCAACAGCATTGCCAACCTGCTGTCCACGCTGTCTGGACAGTCCTCTCAGGGCTTCCAGAACATCGCTGGCCAGTACTCGCCGACCTTCCAGACTGCCGCGAACGCGGAGATGGCGGGCTCGAAGAACCTGTGGAACCTGGGCCTCAATTTGGCCGGGGCGGGGGCAGGGACACCGGCTGGCAGTAGCTTCCTAAAGGGCCTTGGACTCGCAGCGTAGGGATTGACTATGGCCGACAACTTTAACGTGGACTTCAGTCTGCTTGGACAGCTTCCTGCGATAGCAGGAGCGGCCCAAGATAGGGCTGTACTGAGGGAAACGCTTGCGGATCTCAAGAGCACTGATCCAGACTCGCTGGAGCGGAAGGCATCGCAGTTGCTCGCCGCGGGTCATATGGAGGCCGGGTTGAAGCTCCAGGCAGCCGCGCTCGCGCGTCGACAACTGACGCAGAAGGGCGAGTCGGATAGGATACAGGCCGATTACCTCAAGAACTTTCGCTGGCCTGGGATGCCTGGCGGGCAAGCCGCTCCAGCGGAGCAAGCACCCAACATACCACTGACTCCAGGGCCAGCTCAGGCCCCGCCTGCGCCAGATCCATTTCAGGGCGCGCCCGGGGCTATTCCAGGAGTAGGACCACGAAGTGCCCTTCCCCCTCAGGCGGGGCCACAACAGGCTGCGGCCGAGCCCAGCCCAAGTGATGCCATCATAGCTGCCGCACAGCAGGGTACGGCACAGCCTCAGCCACAGCAGCTGGCGGGGCCTCCACCCACGCCTAATACACTGCCTGGACAGACCCCGGTAATGAGTGCGGAAACACTCAATGCTGCAGCCGCCCCGGCCGTCGGAGCACCACCACCTCAAGCGGCTCCTGCCACGGCACCAGAGAGCGGCCCGCTAAAGGTGCCTGCATATCAGGCCGATGCCCAGGCTGAGGCCGCTGCGGTGGGACAGGCCCTGTCTGGGATGCCACGACAGTTAATGACTAGCGGCCCGGGACGGGCTCTTATGGAGCGCTTCCGGGATGCTATGGGCAAGCTCAAACTGACCCCTGATCAACAGGCCTGGCAGGAAGAACGGATCGCTCGACGACAAGCGGGTCAGCCCGATGTCAGCTTTGGTGATTACAAGCTAGAGCTGCAACAGGCCCCGGACAAGATCAAGTCCGCAGAAAAGATCTACCTCGACACCGAAAAGAAAGCTGGCCAGTCACAGCAGCTCATTGCCACGCTCGATCGAATGAGTACTCTTACTCAGGACAAGGACTTCATAGCAGGTACATCAGCTAATAAATATGCTGAAGGGGTCAATCAAGTACTATCTTTGATGAAAATAGTTGGAGTTGATCCGACTGCATTCAAGAACAGGCTAGGGCAACTTGCTACATCCGCGGAACGCTCGGCTGCGATCAATCAAGAGTTTACCTCTCTTTCCAATCAGGCTCTTATGGCCCATGTCGGGAGCTTCAGTAAGTCCTTCTCCGACGCTGATAGGGCGTTCGTCGAGAAGATATTCCCGCAGATCCTGCAAACTCCAGGTGGCATCAAGGCTATCATAGGTAACCTCCGCCAGATGGCTGAGTACGATCGAGGAGTCTCTAAAGAAGCCAGAAGCTTTATGAAGAATAATCCGCTGCGGGCTACTTCCTGGGGAGTGAATGAGGTTATCGACAAGTATGCTGATGAGCATCCACTCTTCGTAAACAAGGATGGTAGTCTTACAACGGAGGGGCAGAAGGTTGTAGCTTCGGCTCAAGGTGGGGGCACGCCCACGGCGCAGCCAACAGCTCAACCCATAACTAAATTCGGACCCGAGCATGAGGGTAAGACTGGTACTGATGAACAAGGTAATAGGTACATTATCAAGAACGGTAGAGCGGAGCCGTATACCTAATGGCCAGAGAGTTTGACTATCTGCAGCCAAACGAGCCTCGGTGGGGCAGGTTAAATCCTGTTGATCCCTCTGTGGACACCTTCCGTCAGCGCTGGGCTCCATTCAGTTCTGATCCAGTTGGTGACTACATCGAGGAGCAGCAGCGAATGCCGCCCCCAAGGATAGCCCCGCCCGGGACACGGGAGCGCTACGGCGATCCGACCAAGGTCTTGTCGATGGCAGGGGGCGGTACTCCAAAAAGTGACACGGAACAACCATATGCAGTTCCGAAAGGATTTAAGTTTGACGAGGCGCCGCCAAGTGCCGTACCAAAGGGTTTCGTCTTTGATGAACCAGTGGAAACAGCAAAGCCAGTCCCAACCAAGCCTTCGCCTCTCGAGGGAACGACACTGTCTCAGGACCCAGCCGAGCAGGCCCGAGAAGTCGCGGCCATTGCCACCTCGCGCGGCACCAGAGGACGCCAGGAGGGGCCAGTAACAGATGCTATCAGCCGGTTCCTGCCAGAGGTCGGGGCAGGCATAAAGGCAGGATTTAATCGGTTCCTTGGTGATGCCGGTGGGAAGCTCCAGGAGCCCCAGAATGCCCTTCCTGCGGCCTTGGGTGGGCCAGTGGCCCCGGGCATTGCCGCTATGCGAGGCGGGGCGGCGCTGAGCAAGGCCATCTCTAAAGGCGGGATCGAGCCTGGCGCGGAAGTTGGGGCTACCGGCGAGATGCTCCAGGGGCGGATCGCGGGCTCTACTGGTCCAGTGCCGCCCCGGCTGACCACTGTGACGGACAAGCCAGCTGAGGACGCCGTAGCCCAAATGGCCAATATGGCCCGAACTGGCACGCCAGAGGACCTTGCCGCGCTCGCGCGGATGCGCCAGCTAACCCCCGCCAAGAAGCAGGGCGAGGTCCAGGCCCAGCTGGTTCAGCACTTGGGCAAGAACGAGGTCGGAGAGTTCGGTGCAGGCGACTTTGTCCGTCGCTACAGCGAACTGCCAGAGGCCTCAAAGAATATCCTCTTTGGTCAGGGCGGCTCAGGCTCGCTGAGGCACCACCTTGACAGCATAGCAGAGGTCACCGAGCGTGCGCCGACGTGGCGAGGGCCCTCGACGGGGACCATGGCCAAAGCTGCTGGGGTAGCATCTGTTGCTGGGGCTGTTACAGGGGCCGGAGCTGTAGCTGCTCCGCTTGCGGTGCTCGGCACGATGATCCCTGTGAAGGTCGTGGCCCATGCTCTGACCTCGCCCGCGCTCGCGGCAACAGTGGCCGCGTGGTCCCGGGCCTATGAACGGGTAGTACGCTCTGGCGGAAACGCCGCAATAGTTGGGTTTAACCTCGCGACGAGGAACCTGAACAACAATCTTGGGACTGATGTAGATCCCGCCACTGTCATTGGAGGCGCTCGTGGGCAGCCTGTGGAATAGAAGTGGGATGGTCGAGCGCTATGCTGATGACCTCCGCGCGGACGGAGCTAAGGCGTTCTTCTTCCAGGGCGGGACAACGTCACCGCTGACAGTATATCGCGACGCAGGCGAGTCTAGTGCTCATCCAATCCCTGTAGTCGCGGACGCGAATGGTCGATGGCCTGACGTGTTCGTGCCCTATACGGTAAGCTATGACTTTCAGGTGAAGTCAAAAGACGACGTTCAGATAACCTTCACTCTTGGAGTACCTAATCCTAATCCTGTCGATCTGACTGTGGTTATCCCGCCAGAGGAGCGCGTCTCGACTGGAATGATCCATGGCGAGTTTATTAACGCCAGTAAACCTGGCTATGTCAGGTTGAATGGAAGGACTATCGGCAACGCAGCCTCAGGCGCATCTGAGCGAGCTACTGGTTTGAATAACACTAACAGCGATGTTTTTAACCTGTTTCAGTATTTGTATAACAATGTTCATGAGGCTATAGCTATTGTCTCTGGAGGTCGAACTGTCTCTGGAGCTATAGCTGACTTTAACGCTAACAAGAATATCGTCTTGCCAGACTGTCGCGGGTCGACGTTTGTAGGGCTCGACGACATGGGTAATCCTACCCCGGCTAATGCTTTTGCTGGACTGTTATTTAATATTGGTACTACAACTTTCCCGGCCGCGAGTATAGGAACCAACTCTAATGTCCTTAGTATTACTCAGATGCCCCCGCATCTCCATCAGGGGACGACCGCCAGACACCTGGGGCACCAGCACACTACCAAGTCCAGTGGAGATACCGGCGTCGAGCTACGAACGGACAATCGAAATTTTGCAGCCCACAGTCATGCCTGGGGCACCGCAGGAGGTTCAAGCGGCTTCGTTCAAGGGGTTAATGGGCGGTTCTCGACCTATGCTAACTCTCAGGCGGGTTACGATCTGAACCACGCGCATAACTATGTGGATGATTTCTTTCGCGGAAATAACCAAAGTGCGACAGGCGGAAACAGACTTAACGGCGATAATAGCAGCCAAAATAGAACCACTGATACAGCAATCAACAGTGGCTATAACCTAGACCACGCCCACTTTATCGATGTCGGCGGCACGACTGCCACGCAAGACATAGCCCACTTCCATAACATGGTTAATATAGCTGGCTTCACTGACTTTGTGTCTAATGCTACTGCCTCTGGCGCTCACGACCACGACTTTACTACGGATACTCGAGGCGGCACCAGTGGAGTGGCTCAGCCATTCAATAATATGGGACTGAGCCGACTCGTGACTTGGTTTATCAAACTGTAGAGGTCGAAGATGCTCGATGGATCAATCCCGCCTGCCTCGATCTACAGTACTTGGGTAGAGACGGTAGAAGTGTGGAGTATCGATAACGACACTCTATACGATTTCTCTGGGGTAGTCGATGTCATTCTGAGGCTCCAGGACCAGCTCAGTCGGTTCGATGAGTTGATTATCACTATGCGTCAGGGCAGTATCACCCTGCCCGCGCCCGGGATCGTACAGTGGCGCGTCGAGGCACCAGCTATGTTTGCGTTACGACCCAAGCTTTATAAACTGATTATGGTGTTTGAAACCGACACAGACACTACCTCCCTGATCCTTGGAACAGTCTCGGTAGTCGAATGAGTGAGATCACGCCCCGGGCAATCACTACCTCCACGACAATCCCCAAGTACGGGACCTTCTGGCCTGAGGCCGCGGGCTGGTGGGATATCATGGAGCGCAACAAGTTGACCATGGCTATGACCATGGCCAAGAAAATCCTCGCGAACAAGGCACGATATCAGAATGTCGAAGCGAAGACGGGGGTCCCCTGGTGGTGGATCGGACCTACTCATTTTCGTGAAGCGGATTGTGACTTCTCTACCCAGCTCGCGCAA